GTCTGCAAGTTCCTGCTCTCTCACCAGACCCTCCATCGGCTTCGACGTCCACGCTTCCCGCTCATCTGGAAGTTTACCGTGTCTTTGGTGTTGAGGTATCGCATTCGCATACGGTCGAGAATGCCGGCGGACTCTTGCATGTACATCTGGACGCGGCCCGAGTCGTCGGCCTCTTCGGACAGCGCCCTCGACGATGCAGAGTAGGCGAGGATCAGGTGGAACTCGTTGTCAAACACGGGCGTGTCGTACGGGCTGAGAAGCAGCGCAGGGTTCTTGACGCCTCGGACGGTGAAGCTGGTGCCGTTGGGTACGTCGGGCCAGATCCGGTATCGGCGGTCGGACACGCGGGCGTACGCGAACGGGTCAGAGTCGGGCTGTTCGTCGTACTGCTCGAGGTCGTTCAGAGTGGTCTGGTTGAGGCGGACGCCCTGGGGTGAAATGACTGACTGGACGTCGCGAAGGACGTTGTGGGTGTCGAAAAGGCTGTCGGTGGTGTTAACGGTGTCTTCGACGTGAAGGAAGGGCCAGTCGGTAAGGCCCATAAGTTCTGTGTATGTTTCGTTGAGAAGGTCGAGGATCTGGTCGTCGGAGAGGATGTCGGGCATTCTGATGCCCGTGAGGCGTCGGACCCTGTCGGTGAGTTCTGCGACGTTCATCGTGTCCTCCGGACGCCTTGGCCCCGGACCGGCCCGTGTTGGGCCGGCCCGGGGAGGTGGCGGCTATCAGCTGCCGTCGCCGTAGTCCCGGATGAGGACTCCGTTGGCGCGACGCTGGTTGGTCGCGAGGCACAGCACGGACGCCACAGGGGTGACGATGTCGAACGTGCCGGTGATGACCTGCGACGGGTGCACCTTCATGAAGTTGTCGTTCAGGTGCATGAACCGCCAGGTGTTGACGTCCAGGAAGTACGCCCGGTCCTCGGGTGCGTCGGGGTCGAGACGGACCTCGATGTCGCCGTCCATGTAGGCGGCGAAGCGGGTCTGCCCGTCCCGGCTGTCCGAGATCAGGTAGCGGACCTTGTCGTCGAACGCGTCCTCGAACTCCTCGAAGATCTTGCGACCTGCGATGATGTGGGTCACGTTCTGGCCCGAGCTGTTGTTGACGTTCAGCTCGTTCCGCATCGTGCGGAATGCCTTGCGGATCGGCTGGTACGACGGGTCCGTGTCGACCGCGGAGATCTCCAGGACGGTTGACGCCCAGAAGTCCTTCGAGGCCGGGTCGATGCCGCCCACCGTGGTGGTGTCCGACACGATCTGGTTGAGGGAAAGGAACTCGCCCGATGCGGGAGTCGTCTTGTGAAGACCGAGGGCGATCTTCTTGGCGTGCGACTTCTGGACGTTCTCCATGTGGAACTCGAGGAGAGCGACCAGCTGCTCCTTACCGCGGTTCTCCTGCAGGTCCTGCCAGGGCAGGCGGACGCGGGAAACGTACGGCGAGGACCACTGGTACACGGCCGTGCCGAGAAGGTCCGGGGCGAAGTTCAGGTCGAACGTGCCGGACTTGTCCGAAACGACGGTGTTGTCGTCCTCGGCGCCCTCAAGGTACAGGACGAGCTCGCGGCCTGATGCCGGCTTGGCGTACTGCCGGAAAAGGTCGAGCGTAGGGTGACGGGTGAAGATCTGATCGACTGGATCAGTCTCACGGTTCTCGAGGGTGGCGGCGAAAAGCTCGGTCCACCCGTCTGCTCCGATGGTAGTCATGAGTTGTAGCTCCGACGGTGTCAGTCGCCTGACAGGTAACGGTCAAGTGCCATCGATGCAGCTTCGGAGATCGTCTTCGCTTTCTTCTTCTGCGAATGGACCTGCCCAGCTGACGAGCTCTTTGGCGTGATCGCCCTGGAGGCGCGCTTTTTTTCGGTTGTAGCCGCGTCAGGTAGACGCGGCGTAGCGGTCTGCCGCCGTGCCTGGAGCGCATCGTAAGCCACTGAAAGCGACGGAACGTTGTTGGCCTTGGCGAACTCGAGCGTTTCCCGCTTTGCTTCGAACTCTTGGGAAGCGTCGGTGAACGTCAGGCTGTACGCGGTCTTGATGTCATCCCACTGCGACTGGAGAGCGGCGGCCTGCTGACGTACGCGGACCTCGATCTCCTTTTCGCGCTTCTGCGATGCGAGCTCTGCTTCAAGCTTCGCAACACGGTCTTCCTCTGGTTCCTGAGCGAACTCTGCGGCAGGTCCGGCTTTCAGGCCGAACATTTCCACAAAGTCGTCCTCGAGGTATCCGGTCTCCGCAAGCTCCTTTAGGGCTCGGGCGACCATCTGCGTTCGAACGCCACGGTCGGGCAGCGAACGTGCAATTTCGCTGATCCAACGATCGGGGTTTGCAGACCTGTCCTGATACCACGACTCGAAATCTCCGAGCACGGTGTCAAGTTCCTGCTGCTTTTCCTCGACCTGCTTCCGTTCTGCGGCGAGCTGCTGGGTCTTTCTGGTGTAGTCAGCCTGCCGTAGTGCGGACTCTCGGACGTTCACCTCGGAACCATCGGGAAGAAGGATGGTGTCGTCTTCGGTGACCTCTATGCGGTTTTCAGGTGTTGGCGGGTTCTCGGCATCGCTGCTGCCGTCAGGGTCGCCGTCTACGTCCTCAAGCTCGCCAAGATCAACCTCGACGTCGTCTGCAACGTCTTCCAAGGTTTCTGTCGGCGGTTCAGAAGGTTCGATCCCGTCTGCCGGGGTGTCGTCGTTCTGTGCCATGAACGCTTCGAGCGCTTTGTCTGCCGCTTCTGCGATCGTCGATGCCATTATCAACTCCATCGAATGCGATGGCCCCGCTTACCCTGGACGGGTGCTCGTCGGGCCGAGCTTGTTCTCCGGTCAAACTTAGTTTCGGATGCGGCCGAACGACGGTCAAAGAATGTCGCAGATCGCCTTCGCGGCTCGCGCTGCAGACGTCCCGTCACGGACCGGATAGACCACGTCGACGGCCGCGGCACGTGCCGCTTCACCTTCGCCGTCAAGAGCGCGGGCGACCGTTTCGTTCACGTCTTCCCACCTGTCGACCTGCAGGCCGGGGACGTATTCCCAAAATCTGAGGCCGTGGTGGACGTTACGCCGGTAGAACGACGCGTTCATCACGACGACAGGTTTGCCGGTGTAGGCGAACTCGTACAGTGTCGAGGTGGTGTCTGCGACGTACACGGACCCTTGGTCGAGAACGTCGGAAAACTGGCGAATGATCGGAATGTCGAACGATCGATAGTCTCTTTGTACCAGTTTCCATCCGCGAGGGTGCGCGTGGCCGTTCCACGTGAAACGATTATCGCGGTTCTCGGGCCTTAACGCCCACCTAAACTCTTTGTGAGCGGACCTGGTCTCCGGGACGACTTTGCAATCCCAGTGGGTCGAGTAAACCCCAATGGGGTTTTGGGGCATTTCCCACTTGCGGCGCGACCAAGCGTCCATCTTCGGGGTGCCGACCACGACGTTTTTGACGTTCGGGTGTGCCTGGCGGTTGAGCCGGTCGGTGATCTCGTGGTTGTTGAGAAACAGGATAACGCCGTCTCGTGCGGGAGATCCGGCGTACGACGGGTGCCAGCGTTCTCCGTTTGCGTTGACATAGGAGTATCCGGACCCGTGTTCCATAAAGATGGCGGGTTGGCCTTTGAGACGTCGCAGGTCGCCGACAGACGCGACGACCGTAACGTTTCCGGTCGGGGCGTTTGCCGGCCCTTGCGAGTACCAGGACCCTCGGACAGGTTCTGGTAGCGCGTCCCAGATGGGCTGTAAATGGTCCCGGTAGTGCCGCTCGGTCGACAGAAAGTCGACCCTCACGTCACATCATCGGAGGGGGCATCATGCCGCCGCCGTCCATCGGCGGCAGTGCGGCGCCCATCGCGTCTGGGCCCATTCCGCCGCCCATTCCGGGGGCGCCCTCGACGGGAGCTCCGGAGTCGATCGGGACGATCGCGCCGCAGACGGTGCACGGAGCTTCTGCGCCGCCGCCGGCCGGAGGCATCTCGGCGCCCATCATCATGTCCATTGCCAGGGCGGTCTCCGGGTCCATCCCGCCCATTCCCATAACGTCCGACATGCCTGTTCCTAACGTTGTTAAAGTCCGATATCTCCGGCAGCCTGCATGTCTGCCGGCATTGGCGGTCCGCCAAGGTCCATCATCAGCTCACCGTTAGTCGGCCCTGCGGCCGACCCTTGCGGCTGTCCCGGCGGAACCATCCCGCCCGGCTGGCCCTGCGGCTGCTCCGCAGGAACAAGAATAGCAGCCGGGTCAAGACCCATCATTCGAAGGGCAGACTCTGTCGCTGGGATCGGATCGAAACCGAGCTGAACAACGATCGGAACGATCTCGTTCAGAATGCGAATGCCCTGCTGCTCTCGCGTCTGCGGGTTGACCGACTTCGTCGAACCACCCTCGACGGAAACGATGTACTCGCCCCAGATCATGTCCGAGTCGACTTCCTGCCACACCGTTTCCCGGGTCCCAGCAACACGGATCACCGAAGGGGTGTCCATAAACTCTTGGCACAGCAGCAGAATAAGGTTCCCGACCTCCGCGGCAGCGTTTTCTACGGCAGCGATCTTCTCCTGAGCTCGGAGGGTGGCGACGCCGTCGACGACGGCGGCCGCAGTGGCGGACATACGGTCAGCGCCAACACCGCCAGCCTGGAAGTCGTTGATCCCGAGAACTTTCTGAATGTACTCCTCGAGCTCCTGCTTCGACTGGAGGATCTCGCCGGACATAGGAAGCCTCGGAATGGCTTGGATCAGCTGCCCGATGTCCATCCCGTTGGTTCTTGCAACGGCAACGAGGTCGCCTTCGTCGGACTCGAGTGCGTCACGAAGCTCGGCTGTTGCGAAGTCTTCGTCGGCGATGTACTTGGTGCCGGCACGGCGGGCCGATTCGATCTGGAGGGTCCAGAACTCGTTGAACATGTTCTGAAGCGTCGCAATGTTCTCGAGGTCTCCGAACGCCCAGAACGAGTGGCCGTTTGGCGAGTAGTTTCGCATGTGAACGAAAGGCGGGTAACGATGGCCGTACGGAATGTCCCCTTCGTAGATCGGCTCGGCAGAGTCGACCTGGAACACCATGATCTTTCGGGCTCGCATGTCGTAAAACTCGTACAGGGTGACGGTGTCGAGCGTGTCGTATTCGGAGTAGATGCCCCGGTGCCGCTCGGCCTCTCGACGCCACTCAGCCGAATACTCGGAGCCTGTGTCGTCTACCGTGATGTCCGAGACCAGGTCTTCTTCCTCGACGTCGTACGCCGGGTTAGCGAGAACCTCGTCCTTGGGGAGTGAAACACGGTGGCACACCCACGGGCTGTCCATGATGCGGCGGGCGTTCGGCGGAACAAAAATGTCGTACGGCGAAACCCACTCCACGAACGGCTCGTTCCGCAGCACCTCAACAGCAGTCTGACGGATCTGCGCCTTCAACGCTTCAACCTGCTGCGGCTCCCGCTCCTCCAAAATTGACAGGCCACGTTCGAGGCGTTCCGCCTCGAGGGCAGCCTCAGCACGCTCCCACTCCTCAAGATCACGCTCTTCCTCCACGAAATCCCAAGAAATCTTCAGGAACCCGTTTCCAAGGATGAGCATGTCGTGGGTGGCGTCGCGCAGCTTGTCGGTCGCCCGGGCCCGCTTCCACTGAAAGTCCAGAAGCTTCTCGGCAGTCTGGGCGTTCGCCTCGGCAACGGGACCTCCGCCGATCGGGACAGCAAGGAGCTGCGGGTCTCGTGCGACGACTGACGCGAGCATGATCGAAATGTGCGGCAGGACGATGTTGACGACGGACTGGTCGAGGTCTGGAAGGAAATCGCCGAGCTTCCCAGCCTTCATGTACCGTTCGGCCCACGCTTCTGCCTGGTGAATGTCTCCGGACCGCCAGATCGCCTCGAGCATCCGCCACCTTGAATGCTGCGGCTTCGCACGGTCGATAGCGTCCTTCACGGCCTCCTGGGCCTGAAGTAGTGACAGCGGTTCGATGTCGCTCACAATCTACCTTCGCATCGCACGGGCGAGCTGGCGAGAATACTTTCGGTCCTGCTTCGCCTGCTTACGCATCTGATCCTCAGCGTCGTCCCAGATCGACGTCAACGACAGGCTCGTCGGCGACGACATCACTACACGACTGTCAACCTTGGGCCCAGATACGGCCGGACGTAACGTTTCCACCAGAACATACACCATGATCGCCGCCGACATCACCAGGTCATCGTGCATTCCCACGTCAGCCTCGACCCGGCCATTGTCCGTCACCACGAACGCACCAAGCTCTAAACGCAGGTCACGATCGACGCCTTCCATCACCTGCCCGCTATCAAACTGCAACGCTTTCGCAAGCGAGTCGATGACAAGTGGCCGCCGCGCGTGCGTCATCGGCATCCCATACGTCTGCTCACGCCGCTTCTTCCGATGACCCGTGTACGTGTGCATATACAGGTTCCGGTACTGCCAATTCTCGCGCAGCTCGTGAATGATCGTCTCGCCAAAACCGCCCTGTTTCTCCACGACCATCAGCGCATCACGGCCACGGAACTGCATGGCACGCCCAAGCAGCGCTGCGTCCTTCGCAGCTTCGGCCGGCTCCGTCAAATTGTCGTGCCAGAACGCGACACGGACCGGCATTCCGTTATCGTCCAGATAACCTGCTGACATTGCCGTGTAGTCACCGCCGATCCCTTCCGAAGGGTCCACCGCAACAACAGAAGGGCCGTTCACCAGCCCAGAAAGCGGCTCGGCAAGCCGCAAAGGCCCTTCCGGATCGTCAACAAACTGGATCAGCCCGTTCTCTTCGACCAGACGGCCCCGCAACGGGTATTCCTCGAACTCTTCGACGTCCGGCAGGCCAGAAAACCGGGTTCTTCCCGACTGACGGAACGCTTCGTCCGGATCGGACGGATATTCCGCATAAAACTGCCACGGTTTGTCCGCCATCTGCAACCGGCGGCCCTCATAAAGCCCCATATCCGGCTTTTTCCCTGTACCAGCGTGCTTATTCATCAGCCTGGACACGTGCCAAGGGTGAAAAACTGGTGCGAACTCCGATCGGCCAGCCTCCGCATCCCGATACAGCCGTGCAAACGTGTTGTGACCGCCACGAGCAGTCGAAAACACGATCATCGACCCGCCAGCATCCGTCGTCGGCATCAAAGACCGCAACGACTCGTCCTGATACGACGCCAAAGCCGCCTCATCCCACATCACCAGCGACGCCGTCTCACCCGCACCCACCGTTTTCGTCGCCGGACGCGAAACAATCCGCGATTTCAACCCGCTCGGATGCCGCCACACCATCTCACGAGCCGAATCAACCTCCAACTCCGG